CAGTGTTTGCATCATAACCAAGGCTTGCACCGATTGGCAAATCTCTGTTAATTGAATGTGTATCAAAATCAAATTCATTGTTGTTGTCCCAACCACCAAATGTTACTACCATTTTTTCGTTGTGATCAATTCTTGAGTTTGATTCTGTGATGATTAATGGAACACCAATTTTTGGAGTCTTAGCAAAACCTAAACGCTGTGCATCTGTTTCACCTAAATAAATTCGTGTGTTACCTACACCTAAACCCATTTGCTTTTCAACAACTGTGTTGTTAAGTGTGGTGTCTAATGAATAGTGCGAATCAAATCTTGCACTACCACCTGCCCATGTTAATGGACCTGCATCAATATCACTCTGTATTCCAGTAATGATTTCTGCACGTGAGTCAATATCACTTGTGTATGTGTCATCATCATAATAGATTTCTAACTCACCGTTAACAAATAAACCTGCTGGTAAGCTAGGCGCACTTGCTTCTAAATCTGAAACTCTCTGTTCCAGAGTCTTTTCTTCTGCTGTCACTGGCGCACTAAATGCAACCAAAGCGAATAGCATAGACGTTAGTATTGTCTTTTTCATGTTTTAGTCTCTTTCCTTAATTTATATCGATATAAAAAACGGCTGATGTTTTATAATCAGCCAAGTTACTTATTGTTGCGACAGATTATTTATATCGAAAGTGGCCCGTTCTGTTGCCCGGTGGAGCCATACCGCGAAGTTGCAGGTTATTAAGCTGCAAGTAGTTCACGGTCCATAGACATGTCTAAAGATGTGAACGCTTCAGGTGCAAAGTTTTCGTTTGCGTTTGTAGTTTTGTTACGTTAACGGAGTTTCCACCCGGTAATCTCTTTCATCCTTAACAAGCCAGTCGATCCTATTTCAGGCCCATCATAAACACACTACCAACTATAAAAAATGTGTTTATGGTGGACCTGGCCGGCACTGCCCCGGCGTCCTGCTCTTGTGACATACGATGCTGTCAACAATTACTCTGTATTTATAACACGGAAATTAGGCTTTGTCAACCTTTGATTTATATAGTCCAGTTTTTTAATTGATCTTTGGTAGGCTTGTGTGCAGGAACTTTTTCAATGACTCCACCTTTTGCTAAAAATGCCTTCATTTTTTCGTCTAATTCTTTTTGTTTTTCTTGAGGTGTTTTTTCAATATCACTTGGTGAGTATGATCGATTTATACCTTGGAACTTTGCCATAAATATCCTTTCAGTTAAAAAGTCTATTTATAACTTCTTTTTTAATCTTTGTCAATTGATTTTTTATTTTCGTATTTCATCATCAGTGCTGATAAATGATCTGATTTACATAACCAGCCATTTTCGTTGACTATAAACACATCACCGGGTTTGTATAGGAAATGGTCTTTAGGTGTTCCGTCTTTTGAAACTCCCATAACTTCACCTTCCCAGTCTCCTAAGACTTTGAAGTGTGGACCTGCTTGATTGATAGTGTAGTCTACCCACATCATAATAAGTACTCCTTAATAAACTGCGTACTTTATTATTTAGTTATAGAGGCCCCCGAAGGGGCCACTATATTACATTGCGTTCTTTTTCTCTTGAACTTCTTTTCTGCGTTCTTTGGTAAGTTTACCTAGATCGCCTAGAGCTTTGCGGGCTCTTGTTGCTGCAGCCTTTACACCTTTTGAATCAAATGCCTCTGATTCTGTGATGTAATTATTAAAGGCCTGTACGATTTGATCGTGTAATGTCATAACATTCTCCTTTATTGTTTATATTATAATTGGTTTTGCATCAATTGTCAAGACTTTTTTATGAAGGATTAAATCCTAGCCATTCTAACAATAATTCGCCACTGTCTTCTGTAATATTATATGCAACATTGACTCCAGAATCTATACCTTTGACTAAGAGTTTAAGTTCATCATTAGTTGAAAACTCTTCAATTGTATGTATAGTCAAAGATTGGGTAGATTCTGTATCAATGTTTGGTATATGAATAGTTTTACTGAATGGTACGTTGTTTTTAAGTAGTTGGATTTCTACTGAATTTGAAAAGCTCGAATCTGTTTGAAATGATACACCGATGTTCGCATTAATTCTAAAAACACCATTTTTTAAAAATGTTACTAAACTGTTTTCTGATGATAAAGAATAATACTCACTATCACCATGGGCTACATTCTTCCATCTTACTACAGTTTCTAAATCTCCGCTGCCGCCGCTGATTGATAATGTTTCATCTAACTTTGCATCTTTTAACTTTAACCATCTTACGTTAGGAATACCTGCAACTTCTCTAAAATTATCATCTAATTCTTGATATGTAAGTGCAGAACCTTTATCTAATCTGTACGTAATAGGCATTATGTAGTTTCCCCAGTATCTAGTTTATAATATATTCCAACTACAGATTTAAAATCATTATTAACTGTTTCAGGGTTATTTTCAAAATAATCAAATGCAACATATTCAAACTTTTCAGTCTGAGCTTTTGTTGGAATGGTTCTAAAAGTAAAACCTTTTTCTTCTGCTTCTGTATCTGAATATCTATAAATTCCCATGAAATTTATCCATTTATAATTACGTCTGTGCTTCCTGTTGCCGCTGAATTAGGAACCCAACTACCATGTCCTCCAGTTGCATCAAATTGTCTATGGATTGCAATATTATTTGCGAAAACATTTGGTGATGCACCAACTGCAGGATCACCACAATATGTTACGTCACCTATCCTAACTACTTTTTCGTTGTTTACAAATACATCAGGTGACCCTGTTGCATAGGCTGTTTGGTGGAAAGGATTTGGTGTAGGACTTGCATGCCCAACATGGATATCTAAATTTGTTCTTACTGCTCCTGGCATTAGTTTATTTTAAGTCCTGTTGTGCTTTCAATATATTTGCTTGCCATTTCTTTTTCAGTTTTGGCAATACAGATTATATTTTGCATGTTTAAATTAAATTTATTGTCGTGTTTTACAGTAAACATGTAGGGAGCTAGTCCCATGCCTTGTTGTTGTGCAACCAGCATTAATGGTTTATAAACTGTTACTTTTGTTTCTGTCTCTGATTCTAGACGTGCAACCATTTCTTCGCCTGAACTTAATTTGATGCTCACAGTATCTCCTACTGTGTAAGGTGCTTCTACTAACATTATAATGTATGTCCTGTTCCGTTATAGTTTGTTTCTTCAATGTGTGATACAAATTGTTCATATCCGCCAACTGCTTGACCATTTACTTTAATTTGTGGAAATGTTCTTGCTGTTGGAAATTCTTCAAACACTTGTTCTCGTTCAAAGTCTTTGCCTAATTCTTTGTAGGTGTAAGCAAGTTTTCTTGTCTCACATAGTTGCTTTGCTTTCATACAACTTGGACAAGCAGGCTTGCCCCATATTTCTATGCTCATAATTTAAAGTCCTTTAAAGAGTCTGAACTAACATCTTGTTTGATGCCGCCAATGATATAGCTCTCGACTTCTGTTTCTTGTGGAGCAACCTGTAGTCCTGATGAACTTAGCCAGTGTTGTGTCCACGGTAATGGGTTAGTATTAACAGGTGCATCAAATATAGTTTTATATCCAAGTGCTTTGAGTCTTCTGTTTGCAATATACTCTACATATTGATATAGTAGTGCTTCGTTCAATCCAATGATTGAACCATCTTTGAACAGATAGTTTGCCCAAGCCTTTTCTTCTGCGACACAAGTGCGCCACATTTCATAAACTTCTTCTTCACACTCTTTGGCAATTTTTGCCATCTCTGGATCATCCTTGCCCTGTAACCAATTCTTAAGAATATGTGTGCTTAGTGCAAGGTGTTGACTTTCATCACGAGCGATAAGTGAAATAATTTTTGCTGAACCTTCCATTAGTTTTAGTTCACCAAATGCAAACGTACATGCAAATGAAACATAGAAACGTAATCCTTCAAGAATGTTTACGTTCATCATTGCAAGATACATTTTCTTTTTCACATCACGTAGGCTACCTTTGCCTTTGTGGAAGTAATTGTCAGCCGCTTCTGTAAATGCATCATAATTTTTTGTAACACTAACAGCACGTTCAATAATTTTATCATCATCAAGTATTGTATCAAATACTTCACTAGGATCTGCATAAACATTTTTCATAATATGTGTATAACTGCGACTATGGATAGTTTCAAAGAAGTCCCAAGTAACAATACAGCCTTCAAGTTCAGGAAGTGATACATGTGGCAAAAATGCTAGGCATGGACCACGGCCTTGAACACTGTCTAGCAGTGTTTGATATTTTAAATTACTTGTAAAGATGTGTTTTTGTTCAGGTCGAAAGTTAGCAAAATCAGCTCTGTCCTTTTGTAGACTTACTTCTTCAGGACGCCAAAAGTATCCCAGCATTGTTTGATTTAATTTATCAAAAACTGGAAACTTAAACACATCATAACGCTGTGTATTTTGATCCTCACCAAAAAACATATTCTGTTTGGTAAAGTCAACCTTCTCTCTGTTGAAAACTGTTTTTGCCATTAGTGTATTCCTCTTTTCTCATTGTCTCATATTATAATAGGATCTGGTCCGCTTGTCAACCTTAAATTGCACATGCTTCACAATATTCCTCGTACTCTTCATCAGTGCCTGTAAATTCTGCCCTTTCAAGAGGTTGTTGTTTTTGTTCTGTTTCATCTACAATATCATCATCTGTCTTGTAGTCGTATGTGTTTTGATAGTATGAAGTTTTCCAGCCCATCTTATATGTAGTTAGCAAATCTCGTAACATTATGCTCATAGGTACTTCATTTCCTTCAAAATGTGTAGGATTGTATGACCAGTTGCCACTAATGGCCTGATCAAAAAACTTCTGCATCACCGCGACAACATTGATGTAACCTTCGTTGCTAGGCATGTCCCACAGCAAGGTGTAGTGTTGTTTAAGACTTTGATATTGTGGAACAATCTGCTTAAGAGGCCCTTTCTTTGACTTCTTAACGGACAAGTATCCTCTAGGTGGCTCGATACCGTTTGTTGCGTTCGACACAACGGAACTGCTCTCCGATGGCATTTGTGCGGACAGTGTTGAGTGCCGTAGCCCGTGTTCTTTGATAGATGTTCGTAAAGATTCCCAATCATAGTTTAATTTATGCGGAACAACTGTGTCCACATCCTTCTTGTATGTGTCAATTGGCAGGATGCCATCACTGTATTTAGTGCGGTTGAAATAGTCACATGCACCTCGTTCTTTTGCAAGTTGATTACTTGCTTTTAAAAGATAATATTGGAATGCTTCACTTAGATTGTGTGTTAGTTTCCATGCCTTTTTATGTTCGTACTTAGCATGATTTTTTGCGAGATAATGTGCAAGCCCAATGTAGCCAATACCTAGTGAACGTCTTGCCTTTGTGCTAATCTCTGCCGCCTTAATTGGATAGCGTTGATAGTCAATAATTTCTTCAAGTGCTCTTACAGCCAAATCACATAGGTCTTCTAAATCGTCTAGTTCTTTAATCACACCTACATTAATTGCACTGAGAATACACAGGGCAATTTCTCCGTTCTCGTCATCAATATGCTGTAGAGGTTTTGTAGGTAGTGTTATTTCTTGACATAAGTTGCTCATGTAAACTGTGTCTTTGAATGAACTGTGAGTGTTTGCGTGATCTACATTCATAATATAGATACGTCCTGTTTCTGCACGTTCTTTGATCAGTGCTGAAAACAATTCCATAGCAGGAATTTTTTTCTTTTTGATTGAAGTTTTACGCTCATAGGATTCATATAGTTCTTGAAACTTTTCTGCATCTCCAAAATATGCTTCGTACAAGCCTGGTACATCATGTGGTGAGAAAAGAGTAATATCTCCTCCAGCTAGTAGTCTTTCATACATCACTTTATTAATTTGTATGGAATAATCTAATTTACGAACACGATTATCTTCTGTGCCTTTGTTGTTCTTTAGTACAAGGATGTCTTCAATCTCTTGATGCCACAATGGGAAGTGTGTAGTTGCACTGCCTCCACGCACACCATTTTGAGTACAACAACGTACTGTTGCTTCAAACTTTTTTAGAAATGGGACAACACCAGTATGTGCTACTTCTCCGCCTCTGATTTTTGAGTTGACGCCTCGGATACGTCCTGCGTTAATGCCGATACCAGCTCTTTGAGCTGTGTATCTACCGATGGACATGTCTGACGCAAAGATCGAATCAAGTGTGTCGTCACTGTCAACGAGAACACAAGAGGCAAACTGCCTAACTGGAGTACGCACTCCGGCCATGACGGGCGTTGGGATATTGATTTTAAAAAGTGAGGTCGCATCGTAGTATCTCCTTACATAATATAGTCTATCTTCTTTTGGATAGTTTGCGAATAGTGTTGCGGCAATCATCATATACATATATTGTGGAGTTTCGAAAAGAGTCTCTGTGCTTCTGTCTTGGCAAAGGTATTTGTCTACAACCTGTCTAAGTCCTGCATAGGTAAAATTTTCATCACGTTTGTGATGCATATAGGTATCAAGACGTGTAAGTTCTTCATCTGTGTATGATTCAAGGATTGCTGAATCATATACGCCTCTGTCTATGTTTAACTTTATCATTTCTTTGAGAGGTAGAGTTTTATAATCGCCAAACACATCTTTGTATGTTCCATACAACAACAGTCGTGCTGCAGCAAATTGATAGTTAGGATTTTCTAAACTGATTAAATCATTTGCAGAACGTATTAGAATACTTTGAATCTCATCTGTTCCCATGCCGTCGTAAAATTGTATATTTGCATTCATTTCAATTTGACTTGCACTTACACCTGCTAAGCCTTCACAAGCAAACATAACCACTTTATGAATTTTGTCTATGTTAAGTGCTTCTTTTTTACCGTCTCGTTTAATGATGTTTATATAGTTACCGTTCGACATGTTTTTCCTCTTTCGTTTTTAGTGTTCAGTATTTATTGGAGTGGAGGCATTGGATATATTTTTTCGATTTGCAGAGCTGTGGATAACTCTGATCGTTTTATCAAGCCTTCGTTCCAACCAATGACGATATCGTCTATCATCAACAAAAATACAGTGCGAGACCTTTCACGGTCTATACCAATATGTATCTCAAAGTTCGACTCCTTAAAGCGTTCTGTTAACTGTAAGGAATAGCATATACCTAATACGATACAAAACTTACAATACTGGTTAGCATGTACAAGTTCCCAAGGACCTGGCCACGTAGCATTATCCCAAGGATCTGTGTTTATACTTACACGAGGTGCTTGATCATAATAATCAAGAACGTGTTGCAGAGGATTTTCGATGATTTCAATAGAATCACGAAACTCTTGCCACGCGGCTAACCTATTTTCATACTTCAAAATGTGAAACATTTAGATAGCGTCTGTTTTTTTGTTTTTAATCTTAAATTTCATTTCTGTATTATCGTCACCTGGCATTGTACTAGTAACATTAACAGAAATTGTTTCGTTTGTCAAGTCCCCATTTTCATCTAAAATGCTTGCATCAAAAGAAATTGAGGTTTCATATGCAAC